TACCTACAGTTAAGACTAAGACAGTGACTAAACAATATAGTGCTGCTGTTGAAGCATCTGAAAAAGTATTCTCTCAAAAACCTGTTATTGGTAAAGTCAATAAGAAAGGTGAAGCTATTATTGATAAAGAGACAGGTAAACAGAAACTTAAAGTTCCTAAGACTAAGAAGGTTTTAAGACGTAGCGTAGAAGCCGTCTGTTTGATCAATACAGCGATAGAACCTCAAGTATATGTTACCCTATCTCTTAGAGATGATAACGAGCTTAGCGGAGACTACAGGGTGCGTACAGTGGGTATTGATGGTGACACTGAATCAGGTAATTGGAATATGACTTTATCTTTAGAAGGAGAGTGGTAGCAATACTACGTATCGCTTATGGCTGAAACAATTTATTTAGAACCCATATTAAGAAACTTCTTCTCAGATAAAATGTCTGAAATGAACTTCTGTCTTCCTGCTCGTATTGAGAATGTTCAAAACTTAAAGCAAGGGAGGGTAGATGTAAAACCTCTCTACATTCCAAGATATTTGGATAACACATATTCTGAACTCCCTGCTATTAAAAACGTACCTATTGTATTTGCATGTGCTAATGAGAGTGGACAAGTCTTTGCACCAAAGCAAGGTGATACAGTTCTTCTTATCTTCTCACAGTGCAACATAGATAACTTTAAAGCTGGTAGTGTAGAACCTTATTCTACAGTGTTTGATAGAAGTTTTGACATTAATGATGCTATTGCTCTTGTAGGTTTCTCACCTTTTAATGTCAACCCTATTAACACAGAAAAGCATAAGAAAGATTATGAATTAGGTGATGTGTCAACTTTCAACAATCTTGGTAAAGAAAATGAGAACAAGATTAACGTAAAGAAAGATGGAACTATTAAGATTATATCTTCATCAACAACAGTTGAATCTGAAGCTATGGTTAAGATGGATAGTCCTAATATTAAAACCAAAGGGACTCTATCTTCTGGTACAGGAGTTTCAGGAAGCTTTCAAACAGCTTTAGGTCAAAATGTTATTGTGTCAAATGGAATTATTGTAAGTATTGAATAAAAGGAGAGGATGTTGGAAACTAAGTATTTAGATACATTGATTGAGAGTGTTGACAAGATAGACACTTGTGAAATGTTGCAAGAAGTATATAACGACATATTTAAATTTATAACAGAGCAGTTATCTTCTCTACAAAGTCAAGGAGATTCTTATGGGGTTTTACAGAAGCTATTAGAAATCCCTAAGTCTATTGATGAAGTAGTAACTTGGGTGACAGATTTCATTCAAGAGTATCTAGCTAAGGTGTTAGGTCCTTTAGTGAAGATTCAAGCAGACATATTACTTCTGACAGGTAAGCTTCTACAACTTCAAGATAAGATCGCACAAAAGATTCAATCTATTCCTGCATGTAGAATAGACTTCACACCATCTTCGGAGACATAAGTGGACATAAGAACAAATGTGGAAGATGGTAAGATACTATTTCAGAATGGTCAAATCTTCACTACTTTAAACAGACAAGACGCTTTAAGACAAAGATTAGACATTAGAATTAAAACACAAAAAGGTACTTGGTTCTTAAACATCTCTTATGGAATAGATTGGTTTAATGATGTTTTCTCAGACACCTCCACAAAGTCTTCAACAGATGCTCTTATTCAGGCTGAGATTTTAAAAGAAGAACAAGTGTCAGATATTATTGGTTTTGTATCCTCTGTTGATAACGTAACAAGAACGTACCGTTGTGATTTTAAAGTTAAAATGCAAGATCAAACTGTTTCAGATTCAATTAGCTTGTTAGCTAATGAGAACTTGTTTGTGGTGCTAAGCAATGACGGATCAGCCATCAGAGTTTGATGCAATTAGAATATAATAAATAAAGGTGACAAGTGGCTAGATTAACAGACAACGGATTAGAGTGGGATAAGTTTGGTTCTTCCTATTCTAAGTTACAACAAATTGCTAAAACAAGATTCTCATCTTTATTAGAAGGAGGTGAAACATTATCGACAGATGAAAGCAGCATTCTAGGAAGAATTTTAGGTATTGTCTCAGATGTTGACAGTTCTCAAGAAGAACTTATCTTTCAAATGTACAGCTCTTTCGATCCAGAACAAGCTGAAGGGGTGTACTTAGAAAAGCTTGTATACCTATTTGCAGGACTTAAACGTAAGCAACCAACTCCTGCTATTGCTGGATTAATGTTGAGAGGTAGTTTAGGTGTAACAGTTCCAGAAGCAAGTAATGTAAGTAACACTAAGACAGGTGATGTATTTGCAACAGATAATGCTGTAACTTTTACACAAACAAACGCTAATGGTGTTGTATTAGATGTTGGAGCAATTAGTTTAGATTCAGTAATTTCACTATCTTATTCTGAAATTGAATCTTTGAATCAATACCCTCCTATTACTATTGTTGCTGGAGAGTTAGATACAGCTATCAGTGTTGCTAGAACTCTTGTACAAACAATTAATTCTACATCATCTGTTATTAGTGCTTTCTTAGATCAAGATAACGCTGTGCATGTTAAGTTTATCAACTTTAACACAATTGGTAACTTCTCAACAACAGGGAATATTGATGTAATTCAATCCTATATTCCTGTAACAGCAACATCAAGAACATTCTCTGCTGTTTTACAAGCAACTAATGATTTGAACGTAATTCAATCTCCAGTGTTAGGTTGGTTTGAAGTTTATAACCCTTATGATTCTATTGCAAGTACAAACTTAGAATCAGATACAGAGTTAAGAAATAGGTATAAATTCTCTAAGAGTTTTATTCAAACAGGTAATAGAGAGTCAATGTACTCAGCCTTATATTCTTTATCAGGTGTTAGATATGTGAATGTGCAAGAGAACATTCAAGACCTTCCCTTTGAAGGTAGAAGTGCTCATGGTATTGTAGTAACGGTATTAGGTGGTGATGACCAAGAAGTTGCTCAGACAATTGATAAATACAGAGCTTTTGCATATACAGATGGAACTATTGAAGTAGGTTTGTTTGATATTAATGGTACACCTTATTCAGTTAGATTTAATCGTCCTGAGATCATACCTATTCAAATTAAACTAAGTTTAACTACAGACACTAACGTATTCCCTACTGACGGTATTCTTCGTATTCAAAACGCTTTAATTGAGTATATCTCTAAACTAAATGTTGGTGAAGATGTTGTTTGGAGTAAGTTATTTACACCTATCAACACTGTGAATGGTCAGAGTGTTAACAGCTTACAAATTGGTAAAGTTGGTGGTTCTTTAGGTACTGAAACTATTGTCATTGAACACAACCAATTAGCTTCTCTTTCATTTGAGAATATTACATAAGGAGTAATAAGATGTCTATTAAACCTGATAATGTAGTTATCAGTATTCTAAACTCTTTATATCCTGATATTCAATTTATCGCAGATAATGGTGACGGTGTTCATTTAAAAACTGTCTTTGGTCTTGTTGGTGAAGTTTCTAACAAGACAATAGGAACTATGAGAAAAGCTATTAGGTCTGGTAATGGTAAATACTTTCATGCACAACCTAAAGAGTATCTTTTAAATATTGGTGTACAAGGAAGTAGAAAATCTAACGCTTATGATATTGCAGAGGAAATTCAATTCTTATTAAACACAGGTAGATATAAAGCTTTGTTTAAAGAACAAGGTTTTACTATTAGAGTAGATCATAAAGATATTGACTCTATACCTATTCAAATGGATACAAGTTGGTTTGTACGCTACCAGTTTCCAATTTACTTAACAACTGATTTGATTATGTTGATTGATAATATTTCAATTGAGGGTGTAGACGTTACTGGAAGAATTGAAGATTTGGAAGGTAATTTAATATCTGAATATGAAGATGAGATTAGACAATAAGGTTGAGGTATTGTGCAAGAACAAGATTATAAAACAATAGCTCGGTCTAGGCTAACAGATAGACATAGAAGTGATGAATCCTTTCTAGCAATCTTAGACACACTTATTGAACTTAAAGAAGAAAGACAGAGAGAGTATTTATCTCTAGCTGAAACTTTCTTAGATATAGATAAATCAACAGGTAAGAACTTAGATGTGATTGGTAAGTTGATTGGTGAAGAAAGGACATTAGTAAACTTTATTGATAGGTCTTATTTTGGTTTCTTAGGTGCAAGATTATCTGAAGCTTACGATTTTGGTTATTGGTATTCATTATACAAAAATAAATATGGAACACTTAGAACACTAACAGATGAAGAATACCGTAGAGTGTTAAAAGCTAGGGTTATTAAAAATTCTAGTGATAGTAATAGAAACTCTTTTTTAGAAGTACTTAACATACTGTCAAATAACAAATCTTCAGTTGTTACAGAAGGACTTGATAACACAGCAATATCTGTTGAAGTTGAAGATTATGATGGGTTAGTTTCATATTATTTATCTAAGTATAAAAATGATAGAAACCTAATCCCTGTACCATTAGGTAGACGTTTAAATGTTTCTTATGTAGAAGTTAACATCAAATTCTTTGGTTTTGACGGTGAAGAATTTACTGATAACTACGGATTTGGTACAGGTAGGTTTGTTGATGCAAAACAAGAATAATGGAGAAATAAATTGGCTGTAAATAAAATAGACCCTAAAGTAATCTTTGCGTCTGAAGCACCTGCACAAGATACCCCTGCTGTTTTTACAAATAGAACAGTTGGTTGGGGTGAGACACGAAAGAATGGTGGTCGTCCTACAATTAAGCAAATGAATGCTGAGCAACAATCAACAGATTTAAAGATTCTATGGTTGAATGAAAATTCTGTAACTCCATATGATCCAACCATTGACTATCCATTGGATGCTGTAACAATTAAAGATGGTATATTTAAGATTTTTGATGGTTCTGTTTGGGAAGTATTCCTAGATAAAACAGATATAGGTTTAGGTAACGTAGATAACACCTCAGATTTAAATAAACCTATTTCAACTGCAACTCAAACAGCTTTAGATTTAAAAGCAGATAAAAGTTACGTTGATAGCAGCCTACCTCATAATAACTTAATAGGTCGTAATTCTAGTGGGGCGCACGAAGCAGTTGCTATTCTGAACAATAGTGGTGAAAATCAACAACAAATCAATGACCGCGGTGGATCAACTTGGTATGCAAAATCTGGCGGTTATGCTTTAAATGATCGTGTGATTTTATAAACAATATTGTAAGTGAGTTAAAAATGGCAGTAATTTCATCAAAACCAAATACAAAATTACCTTGGGCTTCTCAAGGAAACCGAGCAGAACCTACTTCTGACAA